CGGCAAGAACCTCAAACTTCTTTGGCCCGCCACGTCGCGGCTTATTCACCGCCGTAAACCCGTGGCGCTTCTTCGCTGCTGCGATCTTCTCTGCTTTCGTGCGCGCCATGCTATTTCTTCTTCGCGGTTTTCGCTGACTTCTTAAACGCCTTCGCGGTGGGCGCGCCCTTGCTGCCCACCTTGCGCATCTTCTCGCCAGACCCAGCAGCGATGCGCTTACGCTTCGCGTGGATGTTGGCGTATAAACCCTTCTTCGGCATCTTATGCTCCTTCGCCCCACTGGACGCATTTGTAATCGGTTGCGCGGTACGCAGGAAACATCTGCCGCGCGTATTCCAGCCCGCTTGGTATGGACTGTATGCACTGGCTCTCGCTCTGCATCACAGGGCTGCCAAACGAAAAGCAGTTACCCTCAACGCTGCAAAGCAAAAGCAGCGCCGTCCACATCACTTTTTCTTCTTCGCGTATGACACCTTCTTGCCAGACTTCTTGGCTGCGGCCTTGGCTTTCGCCATGCCTTTGGGCGTGTACGCGTAGTGCTTCGATCCAACTTTGGGCATCGCAACCTCCGTTATATCTTCCAGCATAATAACATTAAAACGCCAAAAAGAAACCCCGCGCGCGCAATGGGAGGAACGCGGCGGGGCCAAGTTGCGCGAGACAGGGAGGAAACTCGCAATGAAGCATAGATAGCGCGAGCAGGAGCGCTTGTCCATGTGAAGGTAGGGTAAACTTTTTTCAGAAAAATGCAAATAGCTGCATTTAGGGGGTTGCACCTATGTTAACATTGTGTTAACTTAAGGTATAAATCAACAGGGGCTGCGGCCCCGCAACGCTCGGGAGGGCAACATGACTAACTCAAACTTCACATACAACGACGGTGGCCGCGAGGCCGCAGGCTACAAAGGCAAAGCGGGCGACTGCGTCTGCCGCGCCATCGCCATCGCAGCCGACTTGCCATACCAGCAAGTCTACGATCGCCTCGCAGAAGGCAACGCCACGCAGCGCGCGTCTAGCCGCACCGCCAAGCGTTCGCGCTCAGCGCGCAACGGCATCTACACCACGCGCAAGTGGTTCAAGGATTACATGCTTGAGCTTGGCTTCGTCTGGACGGCCACCATGCAAATTGGCAGCGGCTGCAACACCCACCTCAAGGCCGACGAGTTGCCGTCAGGACGACTGGTCTGCAACGTGTCGCGCCACGCAGTTGCCGTGATCGACGGCGTCATCCACGACACCTACGACTGCTCGCGGGGCGGCAAACGCTGCGTCTACGGCTACTGGCGATTGCCCTAAGCAATCCCCTGCAAATTGCGCCTAAGCGCACCACGCCAACGTGACATCGGCCCGCTCAGGGCCGTTGCTGCGTCTGACGCCATCGTTAGGCACACGGCGTCGGCAAGGTCAGGCGAGCGCAGGCCGCGCTTGCGCATGGCGTCCTTGCTCTCGGCAGCCATCTTCCCAGAAGACGTGAACGCGTAGCGGATGCCGGTCAGGTCAGCCAGCAGCTCGTCGTCGCTGGGCAACTTGCAGCTGCGATCCTCCAGCCACGCCTTGCACTTAAACCACAGTTCCGTGCGCAAGTTGTTATATGTCTCCTTCATCGAGGGAGCCTCGGCAACGTTCACGCCGCGCACGGGAGCGCCAAGCTCGTGCATCCGATCCACGACGCCCGACCCTATGCCAATACTGTCAACAAGGATCTCGCTGGGCTGCTGCGACGGAGGCATCGCATCGTATTCAGCCATCACGCGGCCAACGGTCTGCATCAGATCGAGGCCGCGCCACGACTTGATTTCCGTAATCACGCTGCCCTCGCGCTTGCAGAACGCGGTGCGGTCGGTGCCAAAGCGCGCCGGATCAATCGCCCACACGGCGCGCGTGTTAGGCGCAACCTCGATGTCGCGCCGCATCGCGGCCTCGGCCAAGTGGTACGGCACGATCGTGTCATCATCTGCCAGCGGAAACTCGCCAAGCACGCGGATGCGAAACGCGTTGCTCTCCTCCCCGTAGCGCGCGCGCATCTCGTCAACGAACTCGTCGCTGACAAGCGGGCTGTCAACGCACGACCAGCGGCGCGTCCACCAACTGCCAGCCATGCGCGTCTGGCTCTCGTAAAACGTGCCAGAGCTACGCGTGGGGTTGCTCAGCAGAACCGTGGTGGCGCTGTGGCCCGACATGCTACCCGCAGCAGCCTCGAACACCTTCTCCGGCACACCTGACGCCTCGTCGATGACCAGCAGAACATGCTCGCTATGCACTCCGGCGAGCGCCTCCGGCGTTTCCGCGCGGGACGTGCGGGCCGAGATGAATGCCTCACTGGCTGCCGCCGTCAGCTCAACGCGGTCAGACTTCACCGTGACCATGTCCTTCAGATTATCCGGCAGCTCGTTGATCCAACGCTTCATCTCCGCGAACAGCGCGTCAAAGAGCTGGCCAGATGTCGGCGCGGTGACGACAACCTTATTCGGAAAACGCAGAAACAGGAACCACAGCATCGCCCAGCTGGCAGACGTCGACTTGCCGGTGCCATGCCCAGAGCGCACGCTGATCTTGCGCTCGCCGGACGCAATGGCGGAGAGAAACTCGGCCTGATATGGCAGCGGATCAGCGCCAATCACCTCGCGCACAAAGCGCACGGGGTCGTCGTAGTATTCCACTACAAAGTCGTCAAACGGGTTGGCTTCAGTCATCAGACACCTCCACATATTCCGCGTCGATCGTGGCGGCTTCGGCGTCGCTGTTCACGCGCTTCATGTCGGCGCTGAACTTGCGCAGCGCGTCCAAGTGCAGATCCCCAATGGAAAGCGTGACATTATTCTGCGGGCGCGTGCCGTAGCGATCCTGATTCATTGAGCCAGCCATGAACTTGCGCCACTGCACCTTCTCGCGCGTGGCGGCGATCTCCGTCGGGCTGCTGGCACCGCTCAACCCGTCAACCATCTCCAAGCCCTGCTCCACCAGCGCATCCGCTGCCTCGCCGCGAGCCTTAGCCAGCGCGGCGGCATATTCAGGCACGCTGTTCAGGCTCCTGCTAACATAGCTGCGCGTGCAGCCGTATTGGCGTGCCAGATCGGCGACGGTGACGCCGGACGCGATCTGGTCAAAGAGCCAATCTGCGCCGCCGTTGGAGGCGACCTCCGTCAATATGCGCTTGCGTAACGCCTTGCCTGCCATCGTGTGTCTCCTTGTACGCGGGAAATTTTAGCGCGGGGCCATGGGTATGGCAAGCGCGTGGGGGTGCGGGGGTGCGGGGGTGTGTGCGCTTTTCTACACACACACGCCCCCGTCGAAGCGCGAGGTGGGGGGGTCAAACCTGACCGTCTGGTCAGGATATGCAGCTGGAATCGCATAATCGTTATTATGTTAAATTTATTATGTAGCAATATCAGCATGTTAGCGCTTTACACCTATCTATGGTTGTATCGCTGGCGATATTGCTGCGCTGCGATATCGCAATATTTGACCATTTGGTAAAAAAAGCGTATTCGCGCACGCGCGTCTGAGCGTCGGCGTGTCTGCCGCAGAGGGTAAACACGCCCTCACGCCCCCTCAGAGCCGCTGTGAGACGCACAAACGCCTCGCAGGCTACCCTACCCACCTGACGCCTCCAATTCGCCCGCTATCGCAGCGTAACCGCACACGTCCACCCAGTTGTCCGAGTGATCGCTGGCGCGCGATCTCGATACCTTCAGCAGCACCATCATCGCCGCCACGTCCACCTCGGTCACGTCCACGCCGAGATACGCCGACCACATGCCAGCGATCCTCGCGTGGCTGTCCTTCGCCGACCCGTATGTTGCCTGCCTGTCGCCCGTGATAAGCTCACCGGCTGTGCGTAACACGTCTTCCCTCGTTACCATGGAATATCGTCCTCTATGTTTCCGTTGCCATTTTCGTCTACCACACGCGTCACCTTTGCGTTGGGAAACGTCTCAAACGCCTTCTGCAGGAACGCCTCGCTGAAATGCTGCTTCAGTATACACGCCGCATCCTCGAACGAGTAGACCACCCACTGCGGATGCTTCTTCCGCAGCTCAGCGCATCCCTGCCTTGCAAAGCACACGATCTGCCCGTCATCTACCTCCACGCACCAAGCGTGAGGCGACAGCGGTTTGTGCCCCGCCTGCGTCGCCTGCTCCTCCATGCGCTGCCAGCCAACCATAAGCTGCGTGGCAATCTTATTCGTCCGCACGGCATCCTTATCGACCACCGCCTGCTTGAGCGCCTCATAGGCTGCCTCGAACTTACCTGCCAGCTCAGGCGTAACCAGAGACGGCAGTGTATCACCCCACCGCTCTGTCATTTGCCTCGCCACCCGATCCAGCAAGCTGACCCCAGACCGACGCCGGTATTGGCTCCGTTCTTTCGCCAACCGTAAACTTGCCCCTCGACGCTATCTGCTTAGCTGTGGGACGACGCCCCTTCTTAACAGCCATAGCCATGCCCTCCCGCACCTTTCACCGCACCCAGAATAAATACGCCCGCACCTCTCTCCGCACTTTGCATATATATATGCAAGAGGTGCGGCGGAAGGTTTTGAGCATTATTTACCGCACCTACCGAACCCCGCCGCACCGCAAGTGCGGTAAGTGCGGTAGCGATATTACGACCCATCACTTCAGCACCTTGAACACTGAAATGTCCCAGTATGCCATTGGCTCCCAATCCTGCTCGTCTTCACGCCAATCAGAGCCGCCCCAATCCCAGTATAGGTTTGCTCGCTCTGGCGGTGGCAGCTTGCACATGCCCATATGGTCAGTCCACTGCACGATCAACATGCACGGCAGCCCCGTCACGGCTGCTAGGTTATACGCCGACTGCACCTTATGCATCCCAATCATAAACGTCGGATATTGGTGCATGGCATTTTTTCTCTGACGCATCTCAAAGAACGCCTTGGCCTTGCCGTCTAAAACCCCGATGTAATCAATGTGAAGCTTCATTGGCATCTTGTGCATCGTCAGCTTGTACTTTGCGGCGATAAAATCTGCCATCGCCTGTTCGTTTTGACGGTCTACGTCACTTTCATATATTGGCCTGTTCATATCCCAGCCTCCTCTCCTGTTATCCATTCACCCACCACAATGCACGGCACTTCCCTGCCGTCACGATTGCTGTGCGCCATTGCCTTGCGCAGCACGCCCGACGACAGCCATTTCTTGATGACGTCGCGCACCTTCGCCTTTTCGTTTTTCTTTTCCATGTCGAGATCCAGTACCTGCGCCACAGCGTGGCCCACCCACGCCTTTGCCTGCGCGCTTTCACGCAGCGGCTCGCTGTTGGCCTCCGCCTCACCCACCACGCGCTGCACGGCCATCGTGTGCCGCGTTGTGATGCCCTCGAATAGATCCGGCAGCGTAAACTCGGTGGCCACGCCGACATATTCCATGTTTGGCAATTGCACGCCCACCATGCGCCGGTATACCGCCTTTGCGGCTGGCGGTGCCAAGTTTGCCTTGCCGTCGTCCACTCGGAATATGCCGAGGCTCTCCGCCTCTGACACGCCCAGCTTCTGCGCGTCTTCCGCGCTGATCTTGTTTATGACCCGCGCCGCACGCGCCGCGCCGATCAGCGACCCCGCGCCCCTGACGCTATCTACGGTTGCCTCGTCGCCGTTGCCCTTGCGGATGTGATGCACCAGCGCCACGGCGCAGTCTGTCTCGTCGCAGACGCTACGGACGGCACCGACGGCTGCATTCATGGCCACGTTGTCGTTCTCGTTTATCTGGTTCGCGCCAACCCACGGGTCGATCATCACCATGCCAATGTCGTTCTCCTTGATCTTGGCCGCCATGTAGTCGAGCATCTCGTCGTTTACCTCGATCCCGTCGCGCCCTTGGTTGGCGAAAACCATGTTCAGGCTCCTGCCGGCGTCGAGGAACAAGCGCCCCCGTATTTCCTCGGCGGTGACGCCGTAGTGCAGCATCGCCGCCGCAAGGCGTCTCTGCATCTCCTCCATCGGGTCTTCGAGGTTGATGATCCACACCTTGCACGGCTCGTGTATGGCCTCGCCCAGCAGCGGCTTGCCCGTCCCGATGCACAGAGCCTCCACGATCTGTAGCGACGTCTTCCCGACGCCGCCCGCCGACGCCAGCACGCTGACATGGCCTCTGACGTAATGCTGCCCGTAGATCCACCGCCGCGCCGGTATTGTCGCGGGATCTATTGGCTCGTATGCGGTTGGCCACTGGCGCTCGCCTGCGATGCGCTCCTGCTTCACTTCCTCGACCGGCTTCGCCAGCGCCAGCGCCTCGCGCAGCTTCTCCGCGCCGGCTTCTTGCAGGTAGTCGTTGGCATCCTTTACGTTTTCCACGCCCAGCGCGTCGAAGCGCACGACGTGGACGTCGGTGCTGCCGTCGCCGCGCAGCACGTCGGAAACCGCCTCCACGTCGAGGTCAGGGTCTGCGCAGATCGTGACGTCGCTTGCGCGTGGCGCGTTAAACGTCTTCATGCCAGACTTGCCAAACGTGCAGACGATCGTCGCCTCAACGTGACCCATGATTGCCTGACGCACGCTCAGCGCGTCCTCTGGCCCCTCGACCAATATGATCGCGCCGCCCTCGTGCTGGGCGCCGATCCGCATGGCATTGCCGACCAGTGATCCGCGTGAATACTTGTTGATGTTGTTATGCTCGCGCTTCTTCCCGTCCGGCGTCAGCAGCACCGCCTGCACGCCGCAGACGTCGCCCTCGGCGTTGGTCGCGGGAAACAGTATCGCTGGCCCGTCGTATAAGCTGGGGCTGAACCGCGCGACGCCCTCTGCCACGCCTGCTCGCATACCACGGTTGTTCAGGTACAGTAGCGCCGGTCTGACGGCGTCCTTGTTCTCGCGTGATATCGGCACGCTGCGCTCCCACGCGGCCTGCGCCTTTGCGATTTTCTCGGCGCGCGTTTCCTCGTCGCGGATCAGCAGATCCTTGCTGGCCAAGCGCACTATCAAGCGATCCATCTCGCTCGGCTGAAACGGCACCGCGTCATCGTTTTCGAGCTGCTTCGGGTTTTCGCTGCCCCGCTTGAACCCGCTGCCAATGGTTGCCTTGATCTCGTGTTCCTGTAACCCGATTGCCTTGGCCGCCGTGTGCAAGTCTATAACGCTGCTGTCGATGTTGGCGGCGTCCATGTGCGCGTGCCGACCCAGCGCGTATGCCGCTAGGTTCAGCGCCTCGTTGCGACGCCCCTTCGGAGCCATGCCGATCTCGGTTACGACGCTTTCCCGTACCTTTGCAAAATAGTTTACGCTCATCCCGCTTCCCCGTTTTAACTTTTGTTATAACCACGCCCGCCGAAGCAGGCGTGGAGCTTGTTATCTTAGAAGCCGAAGTCGTCTGCGTCTACAACGCTGGAAACGGGTGCCGCTGCTGTTGGCACCGGCTCCGGCTTAGGCGGCGTGCTGTCTGCGGGTTTCGCAATCCACTTCACGATCGCAAAGCCGAGATCGTATGACGTCCCTTTACCAACCACGACAGGCGTGGACGTCGTGACGCTGACGACCGGCACCATGCCCTGCGCGAACTCTGGCGCGTTTTCCGCTTGGTTGTACAGCTTGGCGATGAACTGCCCCGTGCCGTATGAGTTGTTGCTAAACTGCGCCTTGGTGCCGTCAGACATCCAGCAGTCTACGTCGAAGCCCTGCTTATACGCTGGCTTGCCCTCCGCGTCTGTCTCGGTCGGCTTCGGAAGCGGCTGCGATGGCGATGGCCATTCCTGCCAGTCGCGCATCCCGACGGCGATCTTGAGCCACCCGAACTTCACGTTGGCGATGTCGATCGCAACGCCCTTGGCCATGTCGATGGCTTCGGGGTCGCCGCCCTTGTTTACCGTCCAGCGGTTCTGCGGAAGGTTGACCCGTATATACGCGCCGCTCGCGTCTGATGTTTCTCCGAAAGATATTGGCATGTTTGTCTCCTTGACGTTGTGTGCCTGTGTTATGCGCCGTGTGACGCGGTGAAGTTGAACGCCCAGCGCGGTATCTGGAGCGTTTGCAGCTCCCCATATCCGTATCCCCAGACGCCCGTATTGCGCGCTATCGCATACTGCTCCAGCGCGTGTTGAACTGCCGCGTCGCCCTCGGCGAGCGTGCGCCAGTCAAGCTCGTAAACACCAACGGGGTAAGGCGCTTCCTTGCCCACGCTGATGAAGATAAACCTGTCGATCTCCTCCCCGATCAGGCCCATCGTCCTGCGGTAGAAGCTTTCTTGTATGTGGTACCCGAAGTTGGCCACCTGCTTGGCAAAGCCTTCGGGGTCTGGCGCTATCGTCGTCTTCAAGTCGATCAGCGCCCCGATGTCACGACGCCAGCCGTCTGGACGGCAGCGCAGATCCACGCCCGTCTTCTCGTCCTTCGCAAATATGCTGGCCTCGCAGATCAGGTCGCCGGATAGCAGCTTGGCCACCTCCTTGTTGCTGCGCACCGCGTTTGCCGCGTCCACGGCGATCTTGTAATCGCCCTCCGTTAGCAGCAGCGCGCCGTTGGCGTCGGCCTCTGCCTTGTGCTGCGTCCAGTCTTTGCCGCGCCGCGTCTCCGGCCCGCACCAGACGGTGCTGGCGTGCTGCGGCTCGAACACCAGCGTATGCGTGGCCGTGCCGACGTCGAATGCGGTGCTTTCCTTGCGCTCGGCATATTTGTAATGCGCCAGCGATTTCATGGCGATTGTTTTAGCGCCAGAGGCGCTGAGCGCGTCGCTGAGGTGGTATTCCTCGTTTGACATCGTGGTTGATATGGTCACGCCTTCCCCCTTCCGTAGAGCGCAATTAAGAGCGCCTCTGCTTTATGTTCATCCTTCTTGCGCTTCAGCTCGCTCGCCCTATCGGGAAACCACTGCTGCGCCATGCGACGCGCCGCGTCTTTATCCTTTGGCAGGTTCATTGCCCGCTTCCACACGACCGGCGTCACCATGGTGTAGCGCGTGCGCGACAGCGCCACGGTCGTCGTGATCTGGCCAAACGCGTACCCCAGCTTGAACGTGCTGGACACGCCCTGCTTTGGCATCGCCTGCTGCTTCTCAATCCATATGTGAT